GACGCTTTAAGGAACCACGTTTTATTAACCGGATGGCACCACTGGATTTGAGAAGAGCAGTTGTGTCTGAATACTCTGACCAAGCAGGTGTGGATTGGACTAATCTTCGGATTGTTAAAGGGTTAATGTTAGTCATCGACCTCAGCACAGTGTTTAGTCTCTTACCTATTTCACCGTCAAGTGGATCATCTGAGACCAAATGCTCAACTTTAGGATTTTTCTTAATTTCCTCTATAGCTGCTCTTACAATACCACCACCAGTTGTAGAGAACCCCTTAAGGTGGAAGATTGAGGCACCCATGATTGCTCTAACTGGATTGGCACATGCTTGAGAGCCATGAATATAAGTGGACAGTAACTGCGGCATTATGTTAGAGTAGTAAACTCTGTATAGTTCTAGGTCCGCTAAATACTCAGCATCCTGTGATACATCACTTAATAGGCTAGACTCTGCAGGTGACATTATCCTAAACCCACCAGCAGATGCTGGGGTGATTAACAACCACTCTATTAGCCTTTCACTCTTGACTCCAAATCGTTCTTCAATTGCTACTGAACACATAAATCGCTTGAGGATATATGATAAAACAGGTGAACCACCACTATTAGAGAAAGCTGCAGCTTGAGCTTGAATAGATTTGATCCTATCATAGAATAGTTCAAGACCTCTATTCATTTCTCTCTTGCCTAAAGAACACATCTCCTTAATGAAGCAGGGCAATAGTTTTGATTGGTAGCACACATCACCTAGATATTCCCAAACTTTCCCTGAAACGATAGTTTTTGTCACCTTGAACTCTAAACCTAAAGCGGAGTAAGTATCCTTTATAGAATTCACTTTGTTTCTTATAGTCTCCTTAGTCTCTTGTCTTGATGTATAAAACTGTAGAAGACCATCATCTGAAAATGTAAGAAGTTTACCACTTACTCCTGTCGATTCTAGAGATATTCTCATGATAATTGAGTGGATAATAGACCAAGTGAAATTTAAGAATCCCTCAAAACCCCCTTTAACTCCACCGATAAGATCAAAAAATCCACGAGTATTGTGGATGACTAATGATGCTCTGAAGACCAAATCCAGCCTTTTGAGCCAGTCATGCTCGTCACCAGCTAACTCGTGCAATATTTCTCCAAACTTTCGGATCAGTGACATTGGAAATTTCTTAGAAAACTCACTCATATCAAAGGAAACAAAAATAGATCTATCTATATCACTAACCTCCGTCATAGACCTAGTGAATCCTTCAAGATCTGACCTTCTAGCAGCATAAGACTTGACAATTGAAACTCCTGGAGCTTTTCTGTAGACTTGTTTCACAAATCGTTCAACCCTTTGGATAATAGTTTTCAAACTTTCAGGTGCTATGTAAAACATCCTAGTAGTCTTTTTGTGTTTTTCACCAAATTTACCTTCTGTTCCTATGACGTAAGAATATTTAGGATTTCTCATTAGGTAGTTATACATGACTTTGGGGTCTATATCCTCTGGCTCAGCAACACCTTCCTGCTCTTCTAGTTCTTCGTGCCCTTTGATCACTTCTCTAAACTTTCTTATAGCAGGTTCAAAGTGAAGACCTGTGGATCCTTTGAGAGCTTCAGCAGCATCATTAGTACCTTTAATATCACTTAAGAACTCAGGCTTATGGTTTGCTGGGTTTGCTGACCACTTCAGTGCCTGTTCAACACCCTCTTGTGTAAGATCATTGTATTGCAGAGAAGTCTTGCTGGATGGTTTAACTATGATATCCTCTAAGTTTACAGGTCTTTCAGGGTTGTGGAACCTTACTGCTGACCACTGGAGGAAGGAAGCTGACATCATCTCAGCCTTCTTAATATCTGCTTGTAAGCTTAGCTCAGCAAGGTGTTGTCCTTCAGGCTCACTTGCTACCAATCTAAATTGTTTTCCTTGAGAAATCAAACTTTCAGCTGTAGCCTTTCTTAAAGTACCTTCAAATCTAGACATCAAATTGTTGTCTATCTTGTTGGGGTTCAATAGCCCTTGAAGGTTCTCAAAGGCAGTTGATGTATTTATATCAGGGTGAGG